GTATCAACAAATCTAGTTTCTGAGTTTTCTACATAATTTTGTATTAATGTTTTTAGCTCTGCTAGTGTCATGTAACTATTGTAACCTCACCCAATTCACCTGTCATCTTAGCTACTGTAAAGTTAGCAGGTAGTGTCGCTGGATTCATAAAATCAGGTTTGAATATATTAGAATTTACCACAACTACAAAACCCTCACCTTCTTCATGGTCGTTATTAGGTCTAGGTTTGTATAATGCTTCAGGATCTGCTTTAGCAGTAAGTGGCTCTAGTTGTGGGTGTTTTGGCTCGTAACACTCTGAACAAACTTTAGCACCATTCCATTCTTCTCTGAGTTGACTTAACTTATATTCAAAACCACATCTATCGCATAAAGCCCGTGCAAATTTACCAAGAGCATATGCCATGTCATCTCATCCTAATATCTGGTCTGATTCTAAATGAAGCTCTGTCTTCATCCTGATCAGCAGCTCTACGGAACTCTTCTTCGTATATAGCTTTTAGTTGTGGTGTAAGTTGTGGATTTTTCTTAAGTGATAAGTAATAGGCTAAACCAGCTACAAAACAAGGATAAAATCTAAATGGCATATCCATAGTATTTGTTGCTTTATCTGCATCATCCATTCTTACAAGTTTGTTGAAAACTAATATATCAGTGCTGTTTTCAGGTGCAGGCCAGACCTTCAATGCTGGTGTTGTTAATTTATCAAAGAAGAATTGTGATGGTCTAGCCTTTGTTTCTTTGTTTGGTATGTTGATATATTCTGATCTACTAATACGATTCATGCTTATATCAGTTTGTGTTTGATTTACGGTTCTTCGTAAGACTACATCTAAAACATCAATAACATTAGAATTTAGAGAATAACTAGAAGTACCTTCAGTAACAGTCTGTGTTGCTTGTTCTATTGTCCATTGGTTTAAACCACGGTTAGCCCATTCAGCTAACATTAGATTTATAGATCTACGAGCTGTTTTTAAATCGTAACCAGTTCTAAGTTCTAGTCCACACCTTTCAAATGCTTCTTCTACAAACTCAGCTACGTTTGGTTCGAAATCTGTGCTACCTGATAATGCCATTATTTATTATCCTCTTGATTGTAAAGATTATCAAACGTAATGTTTGGATCTAAATAACTATCATGTTTTTCTGCTGAGTGAACCCACTGACTAGGTGAAAAATCAGGAGCACCTTGTCCTACTCTCCAAAGAGCAGGGTTTGTAGCTCTTACTCTGTTGTTTGGTAGAGCAACAAAATTACCAGTATACTCACCAGCATCCGTCAAGTATAGCACATGACTTTGTTTGTGTTGTGCAGGATCATCTGCTATTGAATGGTCTGTGTAATCTACAGTAAACATATAGGTTCCTGTGTAAAACTCACCATTAATTTTACATATCCAAGGTGAAGAACTTACACGATCTAAACTAACTACGCTGTGATGATGACTGAGACAGTCCCAGGGTTGTGCTAAATGATCTTCCATGGGCTTAGGCCATTCATCTAGTGGTATATCTGCTACAAGAGCTTGTATTGGCATTCTTGCCCACATAGCACCACCGTGTACGTTTTCATCAGGATAACCTTCAAAATCAGTCTCACAGCCTGTAAAAACTACTTGGAATGATAATGATCTGTCGGGAATTGTATTTACAGCCATTACTAATGCGTGCAAATACTCACCGTGATAATTTTGGTGATTAGCAGTAAATTCTTTTCTAACCCAGCATTTAAACTGAGGTATGTTTGATATTAAATATGACAAGAGAAAGCCTAATTATACTTTTCCGCCTTTTGCCATATATTTAGATTTTTTCATGGGTCCACCTTTAGCCATGTATTTAGATCCTTTCATAGCTCCACCTTTGGCCATATATTTAGAACCTTTCATAGCACCACCTTTTGCAGCGTACTTACGTCCTTTAACAGCACCACCCATTGCGTAACCTTTTGTTCTTTTAAACATTTAATTCTCCTAACTTATTGTAGTTACTTTTCTACGGTTATTCATAACTTTACCACAACCTTTAGCTATGAAACCACCTCTTTGTTTTTTTACTCTATTTTGCTTTGCCATAGATTTTTCTATAGCTCTGCCTCTAGCTTCCTCGTATGAGGATAACTTACCATCTTTATTTAAGTCTGCTTTATTTTTATTCATAGGTCCTCCTCGACTTGCTGTAACTCTTGCTTTTTTTGTGTTTGCTACCACTGTTTTACCTTTTGCACCTGCACGTTTCTTTTTTCTTGCAGTTGCGGCTCTTTCTGATTTACTTAAACTTTTAGCTTTAGCTTCTGGTAAACATCTACCTGGGTTTTTTTTGTTTTTGTTTGTTCCACAATCTCCTAGAATAGAACCATCTGTGCCAATAAGTTTCCATTTTTCATCTAGCCAACCTTGTAATTGTCCCACTATCTTCTCCTATTAGCCATAACAGCACCTTGACCTCTTATAGAGACAAATCCACCTGTTGCTTTTTTCTTTCTTTTTTTACTACCTTTTGCGTAGTTTGGATCTTTACAATATTTTGATGCAGCCATGTTAGCGTATGCACTTGGATATGTATCAAAGGTTCTTTTTGCCCAGGCTTTGCCTGCTGGACATATTTTGCCACCACTTTTAGCTTTTGCCATTTAACACTTCCATCTTCTTCTTGCTTGTCTAATTCTTGAATTAGGATCGTTTCTTGTTTTTGCAGAGCTACGTTTCAGTTGCCCTAGTGATCTAGCACAATAAGATTTACGTCTTTTTGCTGCTTTAGATCCTTTTTTAACTGTACCTGTAACAGCTCCTTGAAGCTTAGAGCCAGGATTTTTTCTTCTATGTTCTTTGATGCCCTTGCGGGTCATTCCCGCCCCTTTTTTAGTGGGGCGGTAATTACCACCTTTACCTGTTGTTCTGGCTATAGGTTTTTGTTTTCTGCCTCTCGTAGTAGCCATTCATTAATAGTTTTTATTCAAAACTAAAATAATAGAGTATGTGTCTCCGCTTGTATGTCCTACAGTTGTAAAGTCAATATCACCAGTAACACCAGATCCAGCATTGTTTGGTATGCCACTAAATAAATCATAATACTCATCACCTGTGCTATCTGCTGGTAAACCAGTTAATAGTACGTTAGATGTAGCGTCAAATTCAATGTTCACACCCATGCCTCTTGTAGACCAGTATATTCTAGCAACAGAAACAGAAGTACAAGACTCTCCTGCACTATTTGGTGTTAGTGCAGAAACGTCTACCTTTTTTACAGCCGATTCACCCGTACCATCAGATACATTAGTGAACTTTAGAACAGCAACTCTTTCACCGTCTTGAATTGTTTGTGATGTTACTGCATCTGCCATAATCTACTCCTTACGCGTCAGCGAATGGTGTTACTAAAGTTCCAGAACCAATTAATAATGAGTTATGGACTAGGTATGTTGCTGTATCAATAGCTGTTACTTGAACAACACTACCGACTATACCACCTGTAGTTGTACCGTTTAATGTAATAACATCGTTAGTAGCTGCTGGTACGAAAGCTTTTTCAACACCATCGTCTACGGCTACAAATACAGAGCCTTTAAACTTGTCAGTTCCATCAGTTTTAATATCAAGATCAGTAGCTAATGTTTCTATATAGAAATAGAAAGAAGCACCAACATTATTTAACTGATTTGGATCTGTTGGATCGCTTGGTGTTGTTGTAACGATTGAAGGTAAAGTAAATTTACCATCTGCATCATTACATAACAATATTTTTCCTGCATGAGTATCAACAGTTAATGTTGTGTCTGCTGTCAGACTAACAGTGCTGTTAACACCTGCTGTAATAAATCCTGCCAATGACTTGACTGGACCTGAGAATGTCGATTTTGCCATAATTTCCTCCTAAGGAAATAAGTTCTACTGTCTTGGCTTGTCTGCTAGGTCAGTCGGTAGAACAAGTTAATTAATCCTAGAATTAAATCATATACCTTCTTTTAGAAAAAAGAAAGGGAGCCGAAGCTCCCTTAAGAATTGTAGTTGAGTTAGAAACGCTACAATAAATCGTTCCTTAAGCCCCTTGAGAACCGTAAACGGCTCTGAAGTTTGAATAACCGAAGCTATAACGCTCTCTAGCTTTATATCTCATATTACCTGTATCGAAGTCACCCTCTAATGATGTTGACATTGGAGATCTTTCGAAATACTTAAATCCATCTGGACAGTCAGTTTTTATGAAATACGCATCAGTGTCTGTTAGATAGTTATTTACAACATATCCTTCAGGTAGCATACCAGTATTGCTTATAGCATTGATGTCATTGTCAGATGTGCCAACTCTACCTGGAGAGTTAAGTAATCTGTCAGCAACAAACACTAATTGTGGTGGAATAATGAGCTTTGCACCTTTAAGAGCAATATTAAGACCTCTATCATCTGTTAATGTAGAGATATTAATTAATGCGTCTTCAAGTGAAGTTTCATTAAGATCCGCCATAGTGGTAGCTCTGTTTGCTAAAGTACCGCCTCCCCCTAGAGGGTGAGCAGTGTTAATTAAAGATACGCCAT